ACCGCGTGCCCAAGGCGCTGAAAGGCGCTTTGATGATGCAGGCGGACTACACGCGCAAGACGCAGGAGCTTGCGGAACTACGCCGAGCGGCAGAGGCCGAGAAAACGCGGTTCCAGCAAGCAAATGCGGAACAAGTGCAGGCGCTGGCAACGGTGACGGCATTGGATCAGCAATTGCAGCAGTTCGATCAAATCAACTGGCAGCAACTGTCCGATACCGACCCGGTGCAAGCGCAAAAGCTGTGGATGCAATACACGCAGCTTAAAGACGCGCGGCAACAGGTTGCAACGCGAGTGCAACAGATGGAGCAGCAGAGAGCTTTCGAGACGCAACAAGAAATTGTCAAGCGGCTCGAAGAAGGCCATGCGGTTCTGAAGCGCGAAATCCCCAATTGGGGGCCGGACGTAGCGAAGCAGATCAATGAGTTTGCGGCCAAGGAATACGGGTTCCAGCCGCAGGAACTAGCGCAGATCGTAGACCCGCGCATTGTCAAGGTCTTGCATAACGCAATGGTCGGCGCACAGTTGCTTAAAAAGCAACAGGGAAGCGCACAATCCAATCAGGCGGCGAAGCCCGTCACGAAGGTCGGTGGAACCAATGCCCCCGCCCGGCGTGATATGGGATCGCTTCCAATCAATGACTGGATGAAGGCGCGTAGCGAACAACTTCGGAAATCAAAAGGACGGTAATCAATCATGGCTAATACGATTCTCACTCCGCAGATGATCACGCGCGAAGCTTTGCGCGTGCTTCATCAAAAACTTAACTTTGTCGGGAACATCAATCGGCAGTACGACGACTCTTTTGCCAAAACTGGCGCAAAGATCGGCGATACGATGAAGATTCGCCTGCCGAACCAATATACGGTTCGCACAGGCAAGACGCTCTCAGCGCAAGACACGACGGAAAACCAAGTGCCGCTGACTGTCGGCACGCAGAAAGGCGTTGATGTCAACTTCAGTTCTGCTGAACTTACCTTGAGCCTTGACGACTTCAGCCAGCGAATTCTTGAACCGGCAATGGCTGTTCTTGCGGCCAATATCGAATCTGACGCGATGTCGATGTTCCTTGACGTTTACAACAACGTCAACAATATCGGCTCTGCAATCGCGCTCCGGCAGATTCTGATGGGTCGCAAGGTGCTCAACGATAACCTTGCCCCGATGGACAACAATCGCACGGCCCTGCTGAACACGCAGGATCAGGTCGACCTTGTTGATACCCTCAAGGGACTGTTCCAGGACAGCGGTGAGGTCGCCAAGCAATACCGCGAAGGCAAAATGGGCCGATCAGCGGGGTTTGACTTCTACGAAAACACCCTGCTTCCGACTCAGGCGACCGGCACATCGGCGGCTTCCACTGGCTATACCGTGAACGGTGCGGTTACGACCAACGGCTCGTCTACCGTGACGCTTGCGACCGGCTCCACGACGTTTAAGAAGGGCGACATCATCACCTTCGCGGGCTGCAACCGCGTGCATCCGGAAACCAAGGCCGATACTGGCGTGCTGCAACAGTTCGTCGTTACGGCGGATTACGCCGGTGGCGCTGGTGCGATCTCGATCTCCCCGGCTGTCTACACGTCTGGCGGTATGCAAAACGTTACGGCATCGGGCATCCCGAACGGCGCGGCGGTGAACAAGATCGGCGGCGCAAGCGCGGTCTACAAGCCTTCGCTGGTGTTCCATCAAGATGCCTTCGCCTTCGCAACTGCCGACCTCATCATGCCGAAGGGTGTTGACTTCTCGGCTCGTGAGGTCTACGACGGCATCAGCATGCGGATCGTCCGCGCCTACGACATCAACAATGACGCCCTGCCGTGTCGTATTGATGTTCTGTACGGCTACAAGACGATCCGGCCGCAGCTTGCCTGCCGAATCTTGTCTAACTGATGAGATGATGCCCGGCCCCTAATATGGGCCGGGCTTTACCGCTATGGTGCAAATGCAAGAGTACCCCAAAGTGCTGTTCAGGCAAAAGACGTGGGATGACTACTCGGATTTCGTAATCATTTACGACACCGAGGAAGAAAAAACATACGTTGGAAGCGGCTATATTTCGCTCAACGAGAAGAAGATGGGCGATAATGATGGCCCGGGTAAACGGGAAACCAGAGGCAGCCGCAAATGATCTCGACGTACTCAGAACTGAAGGATGCGATTGCCGACTGGATGCACCGCTCGGATTTGAGTGCTCGCATCCCTGACTTCATCGCGCTCACTGAATCGCGGCTGAGTCAGGACATCAGTGACATTGCATTACTGCGGTCTGAGGCGCAGATTGTTACAGTGGCTGGTCAGCGTACATATGACGCTCCATCCGGCATGATAAGCATCGAGTACGCTCGCCGCAAAGAGCCAGCATCTACTCCGATGCAAATCGTCCCGGCTCGCGTGCTGGCTCAGAAATACGCTTTCGAGCAATATACAAGCCTTCCTAATTTCATCGCGTTCGATGGCGCCTATCTGGTGCTGCACCCAACCCCGAACGGCGCGTACACCGTCGACTATTTCTATCAGAACACCATCGACCCGCTATCGGATAGCAACCCGACGAACGTGATCCTTAAGCGTTTCCCGGCGCTGTATTTGTGGGGGGCTTGCCATGAGGCGGCAATGTTCATCCGGGATGTTGCGCTGGCGCAGGGCGCTGAACAAAAGTACCAGGCCGCGCTCACAAATGCCCGTAGCGTCGATCATGTAGGCGGCGCAACGCTCCGAACCGATCTCGGCCTTCGCAGCGGATCGTTCAACTTCTACAGCGGGGACTGAGTATGCCGCTTGAGACTGCATCCTATGTCGCTAATCTTGATGCGACAAACCCAACATCCACAGACCCCAAGAGCCAGGGAGACGATCATCTGCGGATGATTAAGTCGGTGCTGCAAAACAGCTTCGCCGGTTTCCCTGGCATGGTCATCGTGACAGGAAGCGAAGCGCAGGGCGCAACGGCCAGCGACTACGTAGTCACCATCAGCCCATCGCCGGCAGCCTATACGGCCTCCATGCTGGTGCTGTTCAAGGCGACGCACGCCAATACGGGAGCAGCAACGCTAGCGATCAATAGCCTAACTGCTAAGCCTTTGCTTGCGGTTGATGCGACGGCGCTCAAATCTGGTGATATTGAGAGCGGCGGGATTGTCGCGGCCTACTACGACGGCGCGAGCTTCTATCTGGTCAGCGGAAACGACCGAGCGAACCGAAACGGCGACACCTACAGCGGTACGCATGATTTCACGGCCGCTGTGGTCAACGTTACAACGCAAGCCCAAGGCGACAATTCGACAAAGGCCGCGAGTACGGCATATGTTGATGCGAGCACGTCGGCGGAGGCCGCAATTCGGGCATCAGTGGACGCCACGAAGTCCCCGATTAACTCTCCGTCATTCACGGGCACGCCAACTGCACCTACCCCATCACTCGGTGACAACAGCACCAAGATCGCTACGACTGCGTTTGTTGTCCAACAAGCGTTCCAAGCGGCGCTGCCGGCTCAACCAAATGACGGCACGCCATACGTTCTTACATCGAAAAATGGAGTGGCTTCCTGGGGCCTTGGCACACCAGGATTCCTCCTCATGTCCCAAGGAGTGATCTGATATGGCATCTAATCCGCAATACGTCGGCACGCCGAAATCGCCGTCCGTTACCATTTCGACAGCCAACGCAAACCGTGACGGCACGGGCACACTAGCCACGCTCCTGACTGCGGGGGCGAGTGGCTCGCGCGTTGACCGGGTGAACATCACTGCAACCGGTACGACAACGGCAGGAATGATTCGATTCTTCGTCAATTCTTCGCTGATCCGAGAAATTCCAGTGCTTCCATTGACTCCTTCGTCGGCAGTTCCTGCATGGTCTGCTGATGTTGTTTTTGATAACGGGTTGGTGCTTGACTCTAGCTCAGCCTTGAAGGTTGCGACGAATAACGCAGAAACGTTCCGAGTCACTGTTATCAGCGGAGGAGACTTCTAATGAACAAGGGCAGCTATGGATACCCTCTCCCGCCTAATGCGCCTACGCGCGTTGCGCCGCCGTATTGGAAGAATGTCAAAGCCTACATAATCCCAGGGACCTACAACGATTTCGTAGTTCCGCAGAATGTCTATCAGGTTTTTGCGGTCGTCGTCGGCGCGGGCGGGTCTGGAGGAAGTGGTAGTGGAGGCACTGGAACTGGCGGCGGCGGCGGCGGTTTTGCGATGGGCATCATCGACGTTGTGCCTGGTCAGACATTGCCAACGATCACCGTAGGAACTGGCGGAGCGGTGGTAACCGGAGCCTCAAACGGGATCGCAGGAGGAACATCATCCATTGGGAATTTGCTGTCCGCGACGGGTGGCGGAGCGGGGCTTACCCAAGCAAGCGGGACAGCGGCGGCGGTAGCCGGTGGCTCTGGTGGATCAGGTTCGGTTTCCCCGAGTATGCGCGGTGCTTTTACAGCATCAGGAGGTTCGGGAGGCGGGAAAACAGTAGCTAACACGTCGAATGGAAGCGGATTTGGCGGTGGCGGTGCCGGTTCAATCTTCGGAGCTGGTGGACAGGGCGGCACGATGGACGGGAACGCCGCACATAGCAACTTTGGTACAGGCGGAGGCGGTTTTGGAGGGAAAGGCGGCTCCATCCCAAGCACGGCGACCGGCTCGCTGTCAAATTTTGGAACCGGCGGCGGTGGACTATATAAGGGTGGAGATCGTGATGGCGGTAGCAGTGGGGGCACCGGAAACGTCGGCACTGGAGGCGGTGGCAGTGCTGGATCTGGCGTAATTGGTAACGCGATTTCCACCACGGATCAAGGTACAAATGGCGGCCCCGGCACATTCAATATCGCAGGCATTGGTAATAACTCTGGTACTGCTGGTAACGGGTCAAGCACGAGCGTTACATCCGTAGATTTTAATTATCTGTTGTCTTTCATTACCCCAGGTATCTTTAATGGTTCTGGGGGAGGCGGAGGCGGTGGTACAGGAGGAACTGGCGGTAGCGGCGGCATTGGAGGCGGCGGCGGTGGTGGACACTTAGGCGGGTCTGGCGGTATTGGCGGCGGGGGTGGGGGTTGCGATAGCGGTATTGTCGGCGGATATGGTGGAATTGGCGGTGGCGGCGGTGGCGGCGGGGTCTCATCAATTGGAGGAAGCGGCGGCCTTGGAGGAGGAGGTGGGGGCGGCTATTCAGGCGGGTCAGGCGGAAACGGAATGGTTCTTCTCGCATGGACGGAAGGATATTGATCATGAAAAAAGCATGGATCGAAAACGGCGTCATTCGTGACATTTGCCCCGGCGACCCGAACGAGCTGTACCGACCCGAGGTTGCCGAGCTTTACAACACCGACGTTCCTGACGAGGCCGAAAATGGCGACGGTTGGGTAGATGGGGCATTGGTGAAACGGCCAGCACCTGAACCAGCGCCAGAGCCTATCAGCCAACCCGTTCAGCGACCGCGTGTCTCGCCGGTTGAGTTCAAGCTGTTGTTCACGCCACAAGAGCGGGTTGCGATCAAATCGGCTCGAGTGAATGATCCGGTAATCGACGATTTCATGGAGATCGTCGGAGACCCGCGATTGACCTACGTTGATTTGAACCTGCAATCGACGCAGGATGCACTTGGCTATTTGGTGGCGAAAGGAATCCTCACCGAAGATCGCAAGGCGCAGATTCTTGAAGGGAAGATGCAGTAATGCCACTGGTTCGCGTGCCATCCGTTGGTGCTGTTGGTGTCATCAAAGACTTAAGCCAACACGAACTGCCGAACAACGCATGGACGGATGCGAAAAACATCCGATTCCTAGATGGCTACGCTTACCAGTTCTATGGGCACGGCGAGGTCTATAACTCACCGTCGTTCACGCCGCAATATGTAATGCCGTGTAACGTAGGCGGCAATAGGTACTGGGTCTATGCCACGGCATCCAAGATTTTTTGTGTGACCATCACTGGTGGCGTGGCTGTTCATACCGACATTACGCCAGCGTCCGCTCGGAGCGGGGTAACGAACAAATGGACAGGGACGCTTTTATCTGGCGTCCCGATCCTGAACAGCGGAGACACCAGCAATGGTCCGATGTATTGGAGCCTGAATCCTGCGAACAAGTTTGCCGAGCTTCCAAACTGGCCCGCCAATACCTATTGCAAGTCGCTGCGATCGTTCAAGAATTTCCTGATTGCGCTGAACGTCACTAAGTCGGGACAGAATTACCCGTTCATGGTCAAGTGGTCGCATCCAGCCGACCCTGGGGCGTTACCCGTAACGTGGGATCAAACTGATGCAACAAAGGACGCTGGCGAGGCCGATCTTGCAGAGGGATATGACCCAATCGTCGACGGATTGCAGCTACGCAATTCGTTCATGATCTACAAGCAGGCATCCTGCTGGCGCATGGACTATATCGGCGGCCCGTATGTGTTCCAGTTCTCGAAAGTGCTTGGCACAAGCGGGGCGCTGAACCCGAACTGCGTGGTGGAGGTTGACGGATTCCATGTTGTGCTGACAGGCTCAGACGTGATCGTCCACGATGGTCAGAGCGCCCAATCTGTGCTGGATAAGCAAACACGCCGTTATCTGTTCCAGAATATCGACGTTGACAACCCAGACAAGTGCTTCGTATTCAAGAACCCGTTTTTCAACGAGGTGTTCGTCTGCTACCCGTCCATCGGCTCCTCATCGTGCAATATGGCGATGGTGTGGAACTATAAAGACAGGACGGTCAGCTTCCGCGAGATTCCGAACATCAATCACGCAGCATCTGGGCCAGTGGACAACGGCCTGATTGGAAACTGGGCGCAAGATTCAGCGCCGTGGGATTCGGATTTGACGCTGTGGAACGGCCCTGACTTTGTGCCGAGCACGGCTCGCGCGATTATGGCGAGCGCAAATACCAAGCTCTACATGATGGATTCATCCGCGAGCTTTGATGGCGTGATTCCGCATGCATACATCGAGCGGCGCGGCCTATCCTTCGGCGCACCTGAAACGATCAAACTTGTGCGCGGTATTCGCCCGCGCATCGTAGGCAATACCGGAGAAAAGGTAAAGCTGCGCGTCGGCTGGTCGAATGATGATCCATATGCTGATCCCACATGGGGGCCAGTCATGGAGCACGTCATCGGCGACACTATTGCCAACGACTGCCTTGTTTCAGGCCGTTACATTGCGATACGTTTTGAGACTGGAACGGCTTACCAATGGCGGCTCGACAGCTATGACCTAGATGTCGAAACCGGGGGATCGTGGTGAGAACGCCGAGCGCGTCTAGCGTTTTTTACGCGCCTTCCAATGCACCAGATGACGCAGAGCAATTTCGGCGATACATCGAGGAAGAACTACGCAAGGTTGCTGCGGCAATCTCGTTACTCGCAGCGGGTCATCTAGATAAAACGACAAATGCTCCCGCTCGGCCCAGGGAAGGCGATATTCGGCTTGCTGACGGCGTTGGATGGAATCCCGGTAGTGGCGCTGGCGTCTATGTCTATTACAATGGAGCATGGCATATTCTCGGATAAGCCACGAAATGAAAATAACGGTGCGCGGTATTCTCTCAAGCGAAGCCAGCGATTGGTGGCCGAGGGTATCGCACTGGGTGGCAGATGCCCTGGAACATGGCGGAGAGTGCTATTCGCTAGACGATCTTTTGAACGCCATCAAGCAGCGGGATATGCAGCTTTGGGTGGTGCATGAGAACGACGAGCTAAAAGCCGTTTGCGTGACCGAGATAAGGCAATGGCCGCAAGCAAAAATCTTGACGGCGATCATCGTTGCAGGCAATGATATGCCGCATTGGGTTTATGCCCTTGATGACACGCTGACGCGCTATGCTGTAGCGCACGGCTGCAAGGCAATCGAAGCACATGGGCGCAAAGGGTGGAAGCCGACCCTGAGCGAACTTGGATGGCGTGATGTCGTTGTGACATACGTAAAGGAGATCAATCATGTCTAAAGGTGGGAGCCCTACAACTACCACGCAAAAGTCGGAGCCTTGGTCTGGAGTACAGCCGTATTTACTCGGTTCCAACGGCAGCCCTGGTATTTTCTCTGAGGCGCAGCGCCTATACCAAATCGGCGGATGGCGACCTGAACAGCAGGATCTCGTTGACGAGCAAAACAAAAACCTTGCAGGCAGGGCAGATCAGGCCGGTAGCGCTTATGGCGTTGGCAATGCTGCGATAAACGGTCAGTTTGACCCGAGGATTACCCGAGTTGGGGACGTTCCAGAGGCGGATAAAGTTGTCGCGCAGATGGTAGACCCGACCAAGGCATTTGCTTCGCTTGGCGCAGCAAATCCTACGGGCGCGATCCAGCAAATGCTGACGGGCCGAGCGGATACTTCAACCCTAAACCCGGTTGTTCAATCAGCATTTCGTAGGTTGGGCGAGGGATTTAATGAACAAGTCCTACCTGGTATTCGCGGCAATGCTATTGCTTCTGGTCAATATGGCGGATCACGACAAGGAATTGCTGAGGGCTTGGCAAGTAGGGGATTGCTATATTCGATGGGCGATGTTGCCAACAATATGTATAACCAAGCCTATCAACAAGCGCAACAAAATATGTATGGCACGGCAAACAACATGGCCGGCCTTGGAATCAATAACGCACAGTCGAACGCTAACCGAGATTTGTCTGCGCAAACAAGTAATGCGTCGAACCAACTGGCGGCACGGACATTTAATGCTACCCTCGGTTTGCAGAATAACCAACAGGCAATGCAACTGGCGCAACAGCAACTAGCTAGTCGTACAGCCGGCCTAAATGCCCTCGGCATCGGAAACGCGCTACAAGACCAGAATTATCAACAGCGGTTGGGGCTGCTCGATGCACAAGATCAACACAACTGGAACAACCTGAACAATTACTCATCCATCGTGCAGAATGGCGCGAAACTTGGTGGTACTGCATCAATGTCGCAGCCGAACTACAGAAATCCTATGTCGGGCGCACTTGGAGGTGCTTTGGCGGGTGCGCAGATTGCCAATATGACTGGGTTTATGGGAGCAGGCGCTGGTGCTGGCATTGGAGCGTTGCTTGGACTTCTTTGATGACCTCGAGTTACTGATTAGGTCATCACCATTGAAGGCGTGTATTACGTGAACTCCGGGAGAATCTAAATGGCAGGCCTACTAGATCAATCAAACTTCGGATTTGGCACCAGCTTCGATGACCCGCGCTCGCTTGGAATACTAGGTGCTGCTGCTGGCCTGCTCAGTGCTGCTGGCCCGTCTCCGAGGAGAATCACGCTCGCCGATGCGATGGGGCAAGGGCTGAAAACAGGTATGGCCGGATATCAATCCGGACAACAAATGGCGCTAGAAAAGCAGAAAGGCGATTTGCTACAGGCGCAGACCAATCAGGCCATCTTGCAGGCACAACGGCAGCAGGCGCTGCAAAACTATGTCGCAGGAATTCTCGGTTTCGGCTCGCCCACCAATCAATCGTCACAAGCCTTGCCGCAGGTTGGAGGACAACAACCAGACCAAGCGCAAGACACCGGTACCGGCTTGCGCATCGGTATGCCTCCTGGGTTGCAAGTTCCAAGTACCGACGGCGGCATTGGGCTGCGTGCGCCGAGCACCGATGTTTTATCGGCTCAACCGAAACCCGATGGCGGAAACCAGGCTGCGCAGCAGCAAACGGCGGCTACCAATGGCCTCCAGCCGTTTGGTCAACCAGCACCAAGCGGAATGCAGCCCAAGCCGGGCGCTTTCCCGTTCTCGCTGAACCAAATCGCCGCGTTGAGCGTTTTGGGAGCTCCTGGTGCAAAAGAGCTATTCGACATGGCGAAGTATTCAATCGAGGGCGTCAAACGCGAGCCTGGCACGCACTATTTCAACCCATACACGGGAGAATATACATACGCACCCAAGGTTCAAGAGGGCGCGACACTGACCCCGGACGGGCGCATTGTAGCGATTCCTGGGTCGATTGAATTCAACGCGGAGAATACTGGCGCTCAGACGCTTGCGACAGAGGGGGCAAAGGCGCGTTTCGCTCTAGTGCCAGTTCCTAGGGGGGACGGCAGCACGGTGATGATGACCCGTGCTCAAGCCGCATCCATTCTAGGCGGCCAAGCTACGCAACCACGAGACTCTGCCCCATTCTCGCCGAACCAGCCGGCCCTTGGTGTGTCTCAAAGACCTGGCGACAAGACCTATCAAGAAGATACGGCCAAGGCTGCGGCAGATCAATACAATAAGATTCAGGATGCTGGATTTGCTGCGGCTACAAAAAGCGCTAAGTTGCAACAACTTGGGAAGCTCCTAGATGACTTTAATGGCAGTAAGCTGTCACCGATGGGCATGGAACTTGCGCAATTTGCCAAGTCTCTCGGATTGAATGTAGACCCAAAGCTGCCAAACAAAGAGGCATCCATTGCGCTTACGAATGAGCTAGCATTAGCGATGCGCAATCCGGCAAATGGCGAAGGCATGCCGGGCAACTTTTCGGATGCAGACCGCGAATTTGTGGTCAAATCTGTCCCGAACCTGATGCAAACTGCGCAGGGCCGTCGGCAGTTGATTGATATGCAGATCCAACTACTCCAGCGTCAGGCCGATACAGCGGCAATGGCTCGGAAATGGGCGCAGCGATACGGACGACTTGATGCCGTTAACCCTGTAACCGGCAAGAGCTTCTTCGACAACTTGCAAGATTGGTCTGCGCGCAACCCGCTGTTTGCGCAACCGGAGCAGTGACGCATCATGAACCTATTCGAGTTTGCCGCGCAGGAAGCGCAACGAAACGGCGTAGACCCGAACCTCGTCCTGCGCGTCATGCAGACAGAATCGGGCGGGAACCCGTCCGCTGTGTCTCCAAAAGGCGCAATCGGCCCCATGCAACTTATGCCAGCGACGGCAAAAGACCTTGGGGTTAACCCGAATGATCCGCTAGACAACATTCGCGGCGGTGTTCGATATCTAGCGCAGCAACTCAAGAGCTTCGGGACTCCAGAGCTTGCGCTTGCGGCCTACAACGCCGGCCCCGGAGCAGTGCGAAAGTTTGGTGGTGTTCCGCCATACCCTGAAACGCAGCGGTATGTCGGGCAAATCACACAGGGCAACCCTGGTACGCAGCAGTATGCAGGGAATCCCGCACCGGATGATTCGGACATCTTCGGCACTCCGAGCGGATCGGCCACGCAGAGGGCAAGCGGACGGCAGGTAAACGACGACTCCGACATCTTTGCGGACGTTGCTAGCAAAACTCCTACCGCTAATGCTCCGCAGAAACCAGTTCAGCCTCAGCAAGCATCGCAGCCGTTGACACTGACGGATCGCGTTCTCAAAGGCATGCGCGATCCCATCGACGCCGGGGCGCAGCTTCTAACGAATGTGCTGCCTGGCAGTATCGTTCAGGCCGGGAACCAACTCAACAACTGGCTGGCCGACAAAACTGGCCTCGTGGGGAAACTTCCGACCGGCGGGGTTGACCAACAGGTTCGTGAGGCCGAACAGCAGTATCAGGCGGCTCGCAAGGCTTCGGGTAGCGACGGAATCGATTGGGCACGCATGGCGGGCAACATCCTAAGCCCGGCAAACATGGCTGCGGCTTCCAAGATTCCCCAGGCGGCAACGCTCGCCGGCAAAATCGGCGTTGGCGCACTGTCTGGTGCAGGATTCGGCGCGATGACGCCGGTTAGCTCGGGAGATTTCGGAGACGAAAAGCTCAAGCAAGTCATCAGCGGCGCGGTTGTCGGTGGTGCGGTTCCAGCCATCGGCGCTGGACTTTCTTCACTTATCAGTCCAGCAGCATCACGCAACCCGAATCTAGCGGCTTTGCGAGCGGAAGGCGTTGAGCCTACGATCGGCCAATCGCTCGGTGGCTCGGCCAACCGAATCGAGGAAAAGCTACAGAGCGTGCCAATTTTCGGAGACGCGATCACAGCGGCTCGCCGACGCTCTGTAGAGCAGTTCAACAATGCCGCGATTAACAGAGCGGCATCACAGGTCGGGGCTCAAGTCGATGACATTGGTCAGGCTGGAGTAAAGCAGGCCGGAGACGCAATCAGCCAGTATTACGACCAAGCGTTGAGCCAAGTTAAAGGTGTTCCGCTCAACGATCCTCGCTTCCTGAACGATTTGACTCAACTGTCGAGCATGTCCAAGAGTATGACTCCGGACATGGCGAACAAGTTCGAAAAAACGCTGGATGATGTGTTGCTTTCACGCATGTCGCCGCAAGGCGTCCTGACTGGGCAGACCTATAAGACCATCGATAGCGATTTGGGCACGCTTGCCGCTCGCTATGGGCGGTCTAGTCAAGCCAGCGAACAAGAGCTTGGTGACGCACTATCACAACTGAAAAACCTGCTCAACCAGCAGATGCGGCGCACAAACCCTGAAGCGGCGTCTATGCTGCAACAAGCTGATGCAGGATGGGCAAATCTCGTGCGCGTTGAGGCGGCGGCGAAAGCGGCGAAGAACAGCGAGGGGATTTTCACGCCTGCGCAACTGAACATGGGGGTGCAGTCAGCCGATAACAGCGTGCGCAACCGTGCGGTGGCTCGCGGCACGGCGTTGCTGCAAGACCTTGCCAATGCTGGTCAGCAGGTGCTTGGGAATAAGTACCCGGACTCTGGAACAGCTGGCCGGCTGTTGCTTGGTGGCGCTGGTCTAGGTGCAGGGTTTTATAACCCGATGATCCCTGTCAGTTTGATCGGCGCATCGGCGCTATACACGCCCGCCGCGCAGCGTGCGCTGAACTTGCTTGCGACACAGCGACCAGAATTCGCCGGCCTTCTTGCCAATGGAATAGAGAAAAGTGTGCCCTTCTTGCTCCCTGCGGCGGGCCAAACGGCGGCGGGCCTTCTCAATCAGCCATGACCAAAAGATAATGCCAACTGACCCGGCTGCAATTCTGGCAAGTTCATCTGTTGTCATGGCCTCAAGTTTATACTACCTTGATGGTGTTGTACCGGGCGAGCATTTCTAGAAGCCAATCGGAGTAGCTATCTTGGACTTTCGCAAACGGTTATTGAACCTATTGATTGCTATTGACCAGTTTCTATGGGTACTCACCACTCTTGGAAACGGTGAGCCAGATGAGACAATCAGCGCCGCAGCATGGAGGATGGAGCGCGACGGGAAAATCGCTGGACGTATCCTCCGGCCATTGATCGATACCCTATTCCGCCCGTTCGAGAAAGAACACTGCTGGCTTAGTTACCAATCCGAGCTATCAGGTGCGCAGCTACCATCATCCTATAGGAAGAATCAATGACCGACGATCAGATCTCGGCGCTCTCAAGAGACATCAAGCACATCCGCGAAAACCAGGACACCATGCGCGCGGCTATCGAGCGCATGAGCGAGGCCGTGACCCGGCTAGCCATCGTTGAGGAACGCCAAGCAGCCGCATCACAAGCTATTGATCGCGTCATGGCCGTTGTCGAAAAGATTGATGAGCGCGTGCGCACCCTTGAAGTTTCCGAGCCGATGCAGGCAAAGACAAGTGAATGGGTTCAGTCTGCGATGTGGGCGGCGGGTAGCGCGGCAGCCACGTTCATGGCGCACCGTGCAGGGTTATTTTGATGACCAACCGTTTGCGTGCGGTGTAAATGAACGAGGCGCAGAAAGAGGATAAGCTATGGGGAATGAACTTGGACGCAAGCTGCGCGGCCTCTGGTACAGCCGAACTCACTGGGCTGGCGCGATGCTAGGCGTGCTAGTTGGAACGACTCCGCAGATCGAGCGGCTGATGCAGATCAAGCTGACGGCGGATGACTATGCAATCGCTGGCGTCGTGCTTTATGGCGTCATCAGTTTATTGCGCTGGATCACGACTCAGCCGCTTGAGGAAAAAGGCAATGACGGTTGATGACGTTATTGACGACATAATCCGGCGCGAAGGCGGATTTGTCGATAACCCTTCGGATCGTGGTGGGCCGACGAAGTTCGGCATCACGCAGGCAACTCTTGCAGAGTGGCGCGGCAGTCCAGTAACGGCAAATGATGTGGAGGCGCTGACCGTTGATGAGGCGCGAAGCATTTACCGGGCGCTCTACATCGACAAGCCCGGTCTCGACGCTTTGCCTGAGCCGTTGCGTGGATTGGTAGTTGATACCGCTGTGCAAAGCGGTGGCAAGACTGCCGTAAGGCTTTTGCAAACTGCGCTTGGTGGGCCAGCCGTGGATGGAATCTTGGGGCCGGTTACGATGGCGGCTATCCAATACGCAAACCCCGCGTTGTTGTACCGCAAGATGCTTGCCGGACGCATCCGTTACCTTGGCGAAGTGATAACCGTGCGCCCGGCCAACGCAGAATTTGCGAAGGGGTGGATGGCTCGCGTAGCCGAATTTCTTGAGAACGCGCCATGATACCGCTGCCGTCTTTCTGGCCTTGGGTGCTAGTGGCAATCGTATCTGCGGCAACTGGCGCAACGCTTGGCTACTCCTGGGAACACCGCGCTCGCATCGCCGAAGTTGCCTCAATCAAGGCCGAAATTGCCAAGCGCGAATCTGCCGCCGCCGAAGAATCACGCAGCCGCATCGAAGCCGCGCAGAAAGCCGCAGACGAAGCCATCGCGGCACGCGATGCACGGCTGGAAGAACTAGATTCCGTAAACCGGAGACTTCGCCATGACATTCAGACCGCTACCACTGGCCGCCCTTGCCTGTCTGCTGACGCTAGGAGCGTGCTCCAGCAATCCCCCGCTTTCGGCATCAAACTGCCCACGGCCACCGGCGGCGCTGCTTCAGCCGCTCCCGCCGTTGCCGCCGATCTCGGCGACAGCACAGACGCAGATGTCGCAGCGTGGATCATCGACGCCGCAGACCTCTACGAACAATGCCGCGCCAGGATTGACGCAATCAGGAAGTGGGATGAAGTGACCAACGGCACTCGGTAGTCACGACCTTAGCTCCGCTGTAGATAGCATCTACAGCCCGACGCCCTCACTTGGAGGGCGTCTCTTTTATGGGCGCGTCCGATCTGTTTACGATGACCGCATACAAGCCGCATCGTGACATGGATTTTCTGCAAGCGGACATCCATACGCCACGCTATCGTCTCCATTTCCAAGTCCGAAGCATTGATGAAACTCGGAATGGTCAAGCAATTCTGCGTACCGATATGCTTCTACTATGTTGTACGTGTTCACGTCTAGCTTCCAACCACTGTGCTTGCCAAAATTAGTCTTCTGCAAACATATCATGCGTCTTGGCTGACTCTGCTCCACGCAAGTTGGTGACGGCCTGCCGGTAGTAACTATCCTTAAGCTCAATGCCAATGAAACGGCGCCCCATCTCAATCGATACAAAACCTTCAGACCCAATACCGGCAAACGGAGACAGCACGATGTCGCCAGGATTAGTCCAAAGGTCGATACCGCGCCTGATTACTTCAAGCTGAAGCGGGCAAATGTGCCGCTCATCATCATGTTCGCGCGCGCTGCGGTATTGCAGCGTGTCGGACGGGTCTATGTCCATCCAGATAGGGCTTGCTATCTTTTGCCACTTCTCGACGGGGAATTGTTCCGGGTCATGCGTGACGCGGTACTCCACTTCTCCTGGGCGGCGCATCGTGACAAGGTAATCGGGGATGCCCTGTCGGCACATTGTTGCATTCGTGCGTACTGTCTTATGCAGCAGCCCTAGCGCCTTCGTGCGCTGCATAGCTGTCACTGGGTCTTTCCAGATACACACTTCACTGGCATATATGAATCCGTGTTTCTGGAATGCGCGAATCAAGTCGCCTCTGAAGTCCTTCAGCCCAATGTACCCGTCGCGCTCTTTGCTGGTCGGCAGCAGCATGCAATGAAAGCTGACGTTGTGCCCTGGCTTTACAACGCGCAGCAACTCCCGCACAAGAAAATCGAAGTGCTCGAAAAACTCATCGTCATTGCGAACATTGCCCATGTCGCGCGGGCTGTTTGAGTATGTGTATAGGCTAGCGAACGGTGGAGAGAAGATTGAGTAATCAATACTCGCATCAGGTAGCCCTCGAAGCACTTCTACGCAGTCGCCGTTGAAGATACTAAAGTTCTTGCCGTGGAATTGATCTATACAGTTCATGCTGACCTCATAAAGGAAGGAAGTTGTACTTTTGTGGAAGCGTTGTATTCGTTGCTTTCCCGTCTCTGACCCAATACATCGGCCTTTACGCTATCAATAACCTCGGCGGCAAGCGCATCAGCCATCGCCATTGCGTCTTTCTCTTTGCGCCTCAGATTTGAGACTATGCTGCCCTCTTGCTCGCTGGCAAAGATATGAACGTGAACATCGCGCTTTTGCCCAAATCTCCAGCAACGGCGAACGGCCTGATAGTAGGATTCCCAAGAGTCGGTTACTCCGACGAATCCAACATTCCGGCAGTGTTGCCAGTTAAGACCCCATCCAGCGATTGATGGTTTCGTGACAAGCACGCGTATCTTCCCGGCAGCGAAATCGATTAGCTTGCGTTCCTTATCTGTCGCAGTGTCAGAGCCGCGTATCTCTACTGCATCAGGAATCGCGGCCCGCAAGGCATCTCCTTCGGCATTAAGGTCGCACCAGATGATCCACGGCTCATCACTGTCATTCACAATGTTGGCACACGCCCTGACTCGCGCATCAAGACTATCCTTTCGAGCGTTCCTGCGCTCCATTAGGTCGGTCGCCTCCAGCGCGAACAACATCCCCGGCGTAACAGTGGAGTTGTCGGCTTTTACCGTGTGCTGGTGAACATGCAGCGGAGGCAGTATGTACGCGCTCGCGTCAAACCCCAAATCCGCCGGGCTGCGTAACATCGCGCCCCAAGTCGCCACCCATTGCCAGAACGCATGCTTTGCATGCCCCTTCAGTCGCCAAGTCTGGGTCTCACCGCCATCGTGAACAAAGAACTCCGCCAGCATTTCGGCGCGCGACCTAATACCGAGAAACTCTGCGTGTGTGCCAAGTTCTGTCCAGTCATTGGGCGCTGGGGTCGCAGTAGCGCAGAGCCGGTATGGCGTGCGAGCAAACGCATCTAGCAATGATTGGAGCGTCTTGCTGTTGTGGTGCTTGATGATGCTGGATTCATCGAGCACAACAGCGCCGAATCGACCGGTGTCGAACTTGTGCAATCTGTCGTAGTTGGTGATTGTGATACCAGGCTTGACCTCGCTTTCATCATGCGCATGATTCACTGTGATTCCCACTGACTCCGCCTCGGCCGCCGTTTGCTGCGCTACTGCAAGCGGGGCAAGAATTAGCACGTCATGACCTTCCTCCATGTGAACCGCGTTGGCCCACGCTATTTGCATGCGCGTCTTCCCAAGCCCCGTGTCGGCGAAAATGGCTGCACGCCCACGGCGTAGTGCCCACCGCACAAGCGCTATCTGGTGCGGAAACAGTCCGTCAATGAGCGGCAGGTCTAGCGTGATTCCTACAGGCGGAATCGCCGCCAACTTTGTGCGCACAAACTCGGTATAGCTGTCATCCATGTGATGCTCCGTTTTCGTCACCGAGTCCATTGTCATGTTTCGATCTTGTGTGCCAATACGTAGGCGCCCACTCCATCGCGCTGGCGAACTCGATAGCGGTTTTGCCAAGAATTGCTCTTGCTCGATCTCGCGCGTATTTCTCAGCGCGGCTACCGCCAATTCCGCCAAGCATGAAGCACGCCGCAAGCTCTAATCGCTGTATCTCCGTAGCAGCGTCAATCGCTTGTTGCAACCCGGCTCGCAGTATTTCCTCAAGATGGGCGGACTTCCATGCGTCCATTTTTTCTGCCATGTACAGGCCGCCTTCGCGCACATTGATGAGCATACCAATGTATCCATCCCAAAACTTCGCTCGGTCAATTACGCTATGCTCAAGTTCTTCCAAGTCCTTGTCCATTTCACGCCCCTGTGCTTCCAAACCCGCCAGACCCGCGCTCCGTCTCCGTCAATTCGTCCGATTCCTCGAACTCAAGCCGAGGGACTTCGCAGACAAACGCTTGCGCGATCCTGTCGCCGGGCTTGATAAGCAGCGGCTCGTTGTCGCCACCAGGCCAGCATCTCAGTAGCACCTTCACCTCGCCTCGGTAGTCAGAATCAATGACACCCTGGAACGCTTCGACTCCGTGAGCGAAGGCAAGTCCGCTTCTAGGCGCGAGCCGCATCATGTATCCTGGAGGAATCTCAAACGCCAGACCTGTGCCGACAACAATCTGGCTCCACGGATATAAACATCCGTCATACCTATCGTCGTGAACCGTCGCCGCGTACAGGTCAAAGCACGCCGCCCCATCGGTCGCATAGACCGGCATCCTGGCCTCCGGGTGCATCCGTTTCACTTTGATCTTCATGTCTACTCCTTCGTAGCAGATTTATTCGAGCGCTGTTCGCCAGCGTTCTTGTCTATCTGCATGAAAATCCTGTCAATTTTCTCGCCGACTGCGCGAAGTTTTTCAATACTAGCCACTTGTTCGTTTGATAGCACATCAATTCTGACGCCGCATACATGAGCGCCGAATATAAAGTCTTTACTGCGCATCGGGAAAAGCCTAAACATGCTGTGAAGGTGCGAAAAGTTATGCCAGCTTGGCCTGCGCTTGCTGAAAACAAACTTGTAAAGCGATTCTGCATCTTCAGCATGAATGATAGTGATGGCTTTCATTCTTATGAATCTGGCAAGAACATGCTCCGAGTAATGACATTTGCCACCATATTTCCAAGAGCGGAAATGCCCTGACCCAAGCATCACGCAGGGGAAATGCCCCTCCTCAAAATCAAAGTCACGCATTAGCCCGGAAACTCGTTTGACAGGATGCCTGCGATGCTTTGAATATGAACTCTCAGGTGTGAATGGCAGGCCGTCGCCATACTTGGCATACCACTCGTCAAACGTCCATTTTTTCTTTTGCGTTGGCATCAACACATTCCTCGTCTCGGTCGTAAAGGTGCACCGGTTCGAGTTTTCCGGCCCCATGCTTTGCCCGAGCATGCGCATACTTGATCTCCATGTTGATCGTGTTGTAAATCTGCTGCGCGTAGTTACACACAGCTTTAGCCGTGCTTGACTCACGCATACCTTGCGCAGTTGCGATCATTTCTTCGATCAGGAACGCTCGAAGATCGGCAGTTGTTTTGATTCTCGTGCTCATGTCATCACTCAATTGAAATACTTCACAGATTCAAGATCAATTTGTAGCTAGCCGTTCACGGTCGTCATTCCGGCTCGCCGCACAGGATCGTCACCCCGTAGGTTTCAACCCCGTACCTGTTTGGCTTTGCCACCACGCACCCGTCGGCCTTGAGCTTGTTCAGCGCCCTGGTGATTGATCGAGTCCAATGCTCGCCGTCAGGGTCGATCTCGCGCAGATGGTCAATCAGCTCGCGCGCGCTCCAATAGCCACCTTCATCTCGCAGCGTCAGCCAGATCGCGCGCCTGCGATCGCGGGCATCCATCGCCATGCGCTGCTTCCAGCCAGGAAGTTGTCGCTGCCGTTCGATTGCATCGGCAGTGCTCATGGCTCTACCTCCAGCCGGTACACCTGCTGCCGCTGCATGCGTATCGCGACCTCGCGCAGCGCAAGCTCCATCTGACGCGGCGTCGAGTTGGCGACAAGCTGGTCGTGAATGTCGAGCATCGTCGCAAGCGCCTGAAGCTCCGGCCCTGTTGCGACCATGCGACCGGTGCGCATGCCGCGTGCTTGAATGTGCATTAGGGCTTCCTGTGCGTCCTGCACGACGGGCACTAGGAAGTCCGCTTCGCTCGCGGCGCGACCGTCGCGCTTTGCTACCTTGTCGATCTGTTCCGCCCGCACGAGGCAAACATTGGCGATGATGGCGAGCGTGTCGAAGTCCCCGGCTTCTTCGCTGGCTGTGCCGGTACGAAGCGCCTCATACGCCATATGCCCAGGCAGTTGCAGCTTTGTTTGCTCGGCTTCATCAAACGCAATGCATCCCGAGATTGCACGCAGCGGCGCGGTTGGAGACGCTTCCCATCGGCGTTTCTGCGGGCGCTTCTTTGTCCGTCCAGCCATCATTCGCTCCCAACCTGCTTCAGTTCAATCAGCTTTTCCAGGTAGTGCATGGCCTTTTTCAAATCCTGCACTGCATCACCCTTGCGACCAGCCCGTGCGAGATACTTGATCGCGTTTCCGCGCAGGAATCCATCGAATTCCGCAGCGCTCATCCACGACTGCATCGCAGACCACGGCTGCACCGCAAGTTCCTTATAGTGGTCTCCGCCGATCTGGTATGCGTCTGCCGCAAACCGTTCACGCTCAGTCATTCGATCACCTCCACGCTCCCATCCTTGTGATACAGCCTATTACCAACCCGGCTCGGCAGTGAAAACGCGGCCATACGAGCATTAGGAATTCCAGGAATCTTGAGCAAGTCTGCCCCGTCGTAAACATCACGGCTCGATGCGTTGACCAACGTCCGCGCTTCTGCGAAGTCTGCGCTTTCCTTCGGATCGGACGCTCGTCTCGTCGATACCGTATATCGCCCGCCTGCACCTTTGGTCATAGAAATCAGGCCCAACCCGCTCATTGCTCGCAGTTCTTCCCTGATGATCTCAAGCTTGCCTCCGACGGCTTCCGCTACTTGCTTGATCGTCGCGTCACCAAGGCGGTCAATGAACGCTATGCATCGGCGCTGGAGTTCAGTGAGTTCCCCTCGGCTCATGGTTGCTTGTCCTCATCTGCATCAAACTCCGCAGTCCAGTCGTCATGCTGCGCTGCTGTGGAGCTTGCGCTTTGCTCCGTAGGACCTTGCGAGTCAACCTGCTGCGGATGTTCCAAGACTTCCCCGGTCTCAGCATCAGCCGTCATTGCCGTGAGCGCGTTGTCCTGCGGAATCCCGATCTCAGCGCGCTCGTCTGCGTCGATTGCTGTTGCGAGTTCGATGCTGATCGGAAGCCACTTGAACAGGCGGCGGGTCACTGTCTTGAGCGCCATCGCCTCAAAATGCGTCACCCACGGCACGCTCGACCCGGCGCGGGACTGCGCACGCACAGCCTCGACCTCGCGTCGAGACATGACTTCAAATTGCACACCGCCGTCCTTGAGCTTTGCGACCGCGTACACAAACCGCAGCTTGTCCGGCTGCACCCGGTTTGGGTTGTCGAAGTCGGGGACGTGGCGCAGGTTGCTATCGAGTCCAAGCGACACCTCGAACGCGTCTCCTTCGTACACCGGGCGAGCTTCGATGCTCACGATCTGCCCGCTGCGGCGGGCCAGGTCGATCATTCCCCGGTAGCCAACGATGAACTGAACCTCTGTGCGGTTGGCCTTGCGGTTTTCAAACGGTATCAGGTACGCATGCCCAAGCGGTCCTCCAGGCTCCAGCCCAAGCTGAGCGCAGGTCATGAGCGCCCCGAGGAAGCTGGTTTGGTCGCAGCGTGCGAGCGCCGGGTTCTTCCGCACCTCGGTCAATGCCACGCGCGCCAGGCGCTCGGCGGTGACGTGCTTCGGAAGAGCAAGCTGCATCTGAGCCTTGATCTTCGGATCGGTCAGCAACGCTGCGATGTCGTTGGCTGGCTTGCGGGTTGCGGGCGCTTGGCCCGTGACGGCGGCTTTGAGGGTGGTTGCCATGTCAAATCTCCTTGATGAGGAACCGGCGCGAGCCGGGGGTTTCGGTGGCGTGTGCGGCGATCAGGTCAGCAGGCGCGTGCAGCGCTGCTGCGACTTCTTTCCAATCGATGCGGCGGTTCTTCTTGGATGCTTTCCAGGTCACAAGCAGCTTGCCGTGGAGCGTGAGCGCAGAACGTTCGCCAAGGGCCAGCTTGATCCGCTCGGCTGCGGCCTCGTAATCGGCCTCAGCTTGCGCGATGCGTGCCTTCGCCTCACGCGCAGCGTTGTATGCCGCAAGCAGGTCATCAGTGGCCTCGATGAACTCTCCGTTGTCAGCCGGAAATAGGCTCTCCACGTCCTTGGCATTGGCAGGCTCGGGCGGCTTGCGCGTCAGTACGTGCTGGTGCCAAAACTCGTGCGCACGCTCCAGCATTGCGGCGATGGTCTCGTCGTCCCGATGGATGCGACGGATCACCATCCTCTGACCGCCGATCAGGGCGGCGACATCTGCCCATGCCCGACCCGTGATTGCCATGTACCACATGACTTGGGCTTGGTAGTGAACAGGCACAGCATCCTCATCACCGTCACGACCCCAATCGCCGGACTTGTAGGCGCTTGCAGTCTTTACCTCTAGCAGCCCAGATGCACCTAGCAGCGTTCCGCCGTCGTCTGCCACGCGCACGCGGCTACCGGGCGAGACGACGGCGCGGTCGATATTGGCAATTGCCCACTCATGCTCCGGATGCCGAAGGATGCGGTTGACGCGCTGCACGGCGTTACCTGTACGCTCGCTGTACTCGCGGGCCACCACATCCTCCAGCAGCGTTCCCCAGCGCACCGCCTCAGCGTTTCCGATCGCGTCTTCGGTCGATTGGCCGGTCTTGTCGAGCCACACATCAACCGCCGTATTCCAGGGCGACAGGCCCAGGATGGCCGCGATGTCGGAGCCGCCGATTCCGCTGCGGCGCTTGGCGAGCCATTCGTCGCGGGCGTTGGTGGTGATCGGGTTGCGTTCGCTCGATGCTTCAGCATCGGCGACTTGAGTCAAAGCAATCTCATGGCCTTGATGTGCCGCAAGCCGTTGACCTTCGGCGAACGCTTGCAAGCAGTTTGAAAAAACAGGGTGAAGGTTATTCACAGTTGCCTCCATTCATGAAAATACCGATTCGATTTCTTCTTCCAGGCGCTCACGCTCGCGGCTGTTGAGCTTCTTTTCGAGCCACGGCGCTAGACGGCAACGGCGGTCAAGGACGTGGTACTCGATGTCAGGCGGTGATGGAGGTCTCCAGAAATCAGCCTCGCCACCAATGCAACCCATGTCGGCTGGAGCGAAATACTTCACACGCACCACGCACGGGATGCCTGCCACGCGGGTTTCAATGTCCATCATCACAGCCACCCAAAAGCGACAAGCACCACAACGATCACGATCATGGCGATCATGATGGCCGTCATGCGATCTTCGTTGAGAATCTCGCGCCGCCCCGAGTCTTTGCTTAGAAGCGCCCTCTGGATGATGCTCGCATCGCTGTCCATCTCGGGACGGTGTTGCGCATGGTATGCCGAGCCGATCCGCAGGCCGGTTTTGGTTGTGTAGTGCGTTTCCATTCCTTGCTCCTTTGTACGCATCCTCATCTCGATGCGTTGACCGCAGTTTACACCATGATGGCCGGGAAAAGTAAACCGCAGGAAACAAAATTTGAAACAAAGTGCATCAGGACGCGCTAGCCGTGCCCGGAGTCTGGCTCCCGTCGCGCGGATGCCGCCGTATACTTGAGTCCATGAACGACCAACCTACAGACGAACAGATCATGACGCGCGCGCTCGATCGGTGCGGCGGCAATGCCCGCGCGCTTGCTCGCGTGCTCGATGTGAAGCCCATGCGCGTGTACAAGTGGATCGAGCGCCGACGCCTAGCCGTTCCGTGGCGCTTGTACCTGTCAGCAGTGCTTGACGATCCGGCGTGGCCGCCGAAGGACAAGCTCTCGAAAAAGAAAAACCCGCCTGGGTGAGGATGCGTTGCGCGCATAGCATTGGCGGGTGTTGTTGTCTGCATTGTAGGCAAAAAAATCCCCGCTCTGGGCGGGGACAAGCTGCGGGGAGACAGCAAGGAAGGAGGGGAGACACACCGATGGGTGTGTCGACATTATAGCAGCACCGCTGCGCGCGTCAAGCTCCAGCTGCATCTCCATGATTGCTTGCGCATAGTTCGCGTTTTGTTATACAATTTCGGCCCCGCACCAAAGGAGACTGTATGGAGCAGAAACAAGGACTACATCGAGCGATCAAGGAGGCTGGCGGGATCACCAAGCTTGCAAGAGACATCGGCAGTACCAAGCAGGGCGTATGGATGTGGGCGAATCGTCGCCGGGTGCCCGCGAAGTTTTGCCTCAAGATCGAGGCCGCGACAGGAGTTCCGTGCGAGGAACTGCGCCCAGATATCAACTGGAGCTACATGCGGCGGCGGCTCCAAGGCGGTTCGCAATGAACTACTACCCTTTCCACATCGGGGACTACGTAAGCGCGACGAGGCATCTCAGTTGGGAAGAGGATGCAGCTTTCCGCCGACTTCTTGACGTTTACTACCTGACTGAAAAGCCGCTCCCGGCAGAGCTGCGCTCCGTGTGCAGACTTGTTATGGCGCAGACCGAATCACAGCGCGAAGCGGTGCGCGTGGTTCTTGAAGAGTTCTTCGAGCTTACCGACGCCGGGTGGGTGAACAAGCGCGCGGACGAAGAAATTATCTCCATGCTTGAGAAGCAGCAGAAGCAACGCGAGAAGGCTAACAGGCGGTGGGATGTGCAGCGCGCGAAGCCCGGCAATGCCGCTCCAGGCAATGCCGCAGCATCGCCGGATGATGCCGCGGCATGTAATCTCGATGCCGTGGCAATGCCACCAACACCAACACCAACACCAACACCAACACCAACACCAACACCAACACCAACACCAACACCAAAGAAAGATAAGCGCACGCAGAGCGTGCGCAATAGCGCGCATGCCGCGCGCCTCACCGTTTGCCCGCCTGACGTTGATCCTCAGACGTTCATCGACTGGATCGAAGTCCGCAAGGCAAAACGAGCAGGCCCGGTCACGCAAACCGTGCTCGACAGCATGAGGCGCGAAGCCGACAAGGCTGGTATCAACCTGCAAGACGCTATCGCCCATTGCTGCCTATCTGGATGGCAGGGCTTCCGGGCGGACTGGTACACGTCCGCGAAGCAGTCTGGCGGGCAGCATCCGGCGGGGCGGCGACCGTTTTTCAACCGGCAGATCGCGCTCGAAGAGGAAAACCGGCGAGTTGCACAGGAATGGCTTGCACAGCAAAGGAGCGAACAATGACGCAGAACGAGCAGGACGAATTTTCAGAATTGGTTTCTGCGGCAATGGCGTACTACGGCGCTACCGCAAGCCCCTACGTGCTGTCCGTCTGGTGGGCGGCATGCGATCGGTACACGATGGAGCAGGTACGTAAAGCCCTCACGCGACACGCCATGAACCCCGACACGGGTCGGTTCGCGCCAAAGGTTGCGGACATTGTGCGGCTGCTTGAGGGAACGACCGAGGACAAGGCAGCCCTGGCTTGGGGCAAGGCGCTCGATGCTGCGCAGCGCGTCGGGGCATATTCCGACGTTGTTTTTGACGATCCTGCTATCCATGCGGCAATCGAGGACATGGGAGGATGGCCGAAGTTTTGTCGGGTCGAGTCCAAAGACCTTTCCTACCTGCAACACCGGTTTGCTGAGTCATACCGCGCCTATTCCGAGCGCGGAGCGTTTGACTTCCCCCGCAAGCTCGGCGGTGACCGCAGCTCGGATGACGTTTACCGGATGCGCGGGCTTGAGCCTCCGAAGCCGGTTCCAATCGGCGACCCCGAAAAGGCGCGGGCGGTCTACAAATTGGGGGGAGTCAAAACGCCGATTGGCGGCATCGCCAAACTGCTAAAGGCGCAATGATGGGGCGCGAAAAAATCTTCCTACGCGTGGTCAAGGGGGCACTTGTGCCTGCGGATGACTGCGCTGCAAGCAAGCTCCGCAGCCGGGGCTTCAAGGTTGGCGACATCTTGCAGGCCGACTTGGTGAAGCTCCGCAATCCTCGGTTCCACCGGCTGGTGCATCACATCGGGGCGCTGGCGGCGGCAAACATCGAGGACTTCGCTGGCATGACTGCACACGAGGCGATCAAGCGCATACAGCTCGAGGGTGGCATCGCGTGCGAGCAGCAAGCGGTGGACATGCCGGGTCTTGGTCGATGCCTTGTCACGATCCCGAAAAGCCTGTCGTTTAGCACGATGGACGAGGGGGAATTTCACGAGACGGCCAGGGCGATGTGCCGGTTCATCTCGGGGAAATACTGGCCTAGCATGACGCCGGAGCAGGTGGAACAGATGGCGGAATCATTCGTGGAGGAGTGAAGCATGGGCAGGAACGACGCCGGGCATGAAAGCCATAAAATCGGGCCTAGGAGCGATTATTTTGGTGAGCCGCCACCTTGGTATAGACTTGCGCTGAAAAACGTCTCTACGGGCCTTCTAGTGGCTTTTGCGCGGGTTTTAGGCTACTATGAGATCATCGGGCGGCGCGATTCGCCGGTTTGTAACCTGTTCTGAACGTTTTATGGGATGCGAAAAATGCACACGCGAAAAGACAGCGCCGCTATCGGATGGCAGGACCGTCTGCACATGGTGCCGGGAATGGCTGGTGGAGTGCGAGGCGAGGCACTTGCTTTCGATGCCATTGGATGCCCGACGCGAGGCGCTGGCTGCACGGGAAAAAGTGCGCGGCTCGGTCGAGGACTTGAAGGACGCGATAGAGCGGCTGCACGCGCAAATGCGATCCTTGATTCCGTCAAAGATGGGGCGGAGATAATGCCGGGACTGATTCGATGGGCACTAAAGCGGACGGGTGATTTGTGAAGGGACGCACTCCGACCAAAGAAGATCGGGAACTATGGGATCGAATCGCGGCTTATGGGTGTGTCGCCTGTCGAAAGGACGGATGGCATAACCCGGTTGTTTCGATCCACCATATCGACGGACGGACGAAACCCGGAGCGCATAGCCGAGTTCTTCCGCTATGCGCTGGACACCATCAAGACGGGACGGGCATCCCTGGCTTGATCTCGGTGCATCCGTGGCGGGCGCGGTTTGAGGCCAAATACGGACGCCAAGACGATTTATTGTCCGAAGTCATGGCCGCAATTTCGTGACGCTTAAGTAATACCGTTTATTTTTTGTAACAAGACGCAAAAATGCTTGTATCGTTGCCGTGGCCGCCGCGCTCGCTTAGTCCGAACGCTCGGATGCACTGGGCCGCGCTTCACCGAGCGCGCTCGCGGTATCGAGCCGAGGCGCGAATTTTGGCTCTGGATGCCGGAGCGATGGACACGGCAAAGACTCTGCCACAGGTCGAGCCGCTGCGCGTCACGCTGCGCGTCTACCCGCCGGACAAGCGCCGGAGGGATTTGGACAACATCGTGGCATCTCTCAAATCTGGGCTTGACGGAATCGCGGATGCGCTTGGCATTGATGATTCACGATTCCGGCTCGCTATCGACATGCTGCCGGAGATTGTCAAGGGCGGGCGCGTTGACGTGGTAATCTCGCACGAGTAAATGGGGCTTGCGCCCCTTTGTTACTTTCGGATCACTGCGGCGGAATACTTGCCGCCGTGCTCGTCGTAGAGATACCCAACATCTCCGCATTGATAGATCACTTCATCGCTCTCTTTCGCCTCATCAGTTAGGGAGCATCCTTTGATGCTCTCAAGGCCGCTGAGGTCAAACTGCTCTGGATCAATGTCTACCGAGGCCAGCACGCGCATAACTTCGGCCTTGATGTCGCCTCCGTCTGGAACGACACCGTAGAGGACGCCATCAATCAGCGCGATCGTGTAGGTGTTCATTGTCTTGCTCCTTTGACTGCACGTTTAGTTGTGCGCAAATGCATGTTCGCAGTAGTACTGCATCACTTCCTCGGCGAGCTCTTCGCAAACTGCGCACAACGTAGTGTGCTTAGCTCCGAACATCTTTATCCAATACTCATGGCCGCCTGAGTATCCAAGTGTGATACGTCTCCTGTTGATGATGATTTCATTTTTGGCCCCTGCGCTCCAGGTCATTTTGTCGAACGAGCGCGCAAGTGCTCGCACCGCGTCTTGATACCACTCGGGGCATGTTTCATAACTGCGCTGAACCTTAATGTCGAAGGTATGGGATTCTGTTTGCATGTCTTGCTCCTTCCCCTGAGCCCCAGGGATCGGGTGGCAGCTCCGCGCTGTCAATGGATAGGCATGATACACGAAAATGTTTACTTGTCAACCAGTCTAGCCGAAGAAAATTGCAACAAGTTGTAAACTTGTGGGGCGCCGAAAGAGCGCAGACATGGAAAATGAATCGAGCGGGGTTCGTATGCAGCTGAAGCCGGGCGGTTGGGCCGCGCCGTGGCTTGCAAGGGTTCGCGCGCTTCATGCAGCCGCACAGCTACGGCGCGAGCACATAACCATCGACATCCCCGAGGCCGATTCCTGGTACTGCCTTGATCGAGTGCTGTGGCGCGAGACTTATCCAGACGACGGACGCCGGTAAGAGTTGCGACAGCGCCGGCTTGCGCCCTGGCCTAACTCCTGGCATGGCTACGCACGGGGTAGACGCCGGAATGTGGCTCGCGTAGCCACTAGGGAGCGATGGGCCGGCGTCGCGAGCTACTAGCTTTCAATGGTGCGGCGCTAAATCGGCGGCGCAATTGCGCCCATGCGCACAATAGTATATTATCTGCGCATGGGCAGAAAATCGACCTACGCACAAGAGATCGCCGATGAAATCTGTGAGCGCATCGCAGAGGGCGAAACGTTGCGATCTATCTGTAAGGATGAGCATATGCCGTCGTGGAGGACGGTCTATGACTGGTTGAATGTCAATTCTGACTTTGCCACACGCTTCGCGCAATCCAGAAAGCTCGGATTTGATGCCATTGCAGAAGAAGCCTTCGAGATTGCGAACAACCCGGTAATGGGCGAGGAGATCGAAGAGGACGGCGACCGGGTAAAGGTCAAGCGTGCCGATATGCTCGGGCATCGGAAACTGCAAATCTGGACGCGTCTTCAGCTATTGGCGAAGTGGTGCCCTGAGAAATACGGCGACCGCACCGCTATGGAGTTAACCGGAGCGAATGGCGGGCCGGTGGTGCAGGAAGTCGTGCGCCGGATCGTAGACCCGAAAAAAGGCTCCGATGCTGCCGGCGGTAATGGACAAGATGGCGGCGGTAGTCTTTGAGACGCCGCGCGTCTTTGAGCCTCTGCTACAGCCTGCGCGGTATAAAGGCGCATACGGCGGGCGCGGTTCGGGCAAATCCTGGTTCTTCGCAACGCTGCTAGTCGAAGAATGTTTGCTTTTCCCGGGTGCCAATGGCGGCGCTGGTATGCGTGCGGTCTGTATCCGCGAAGTTCAAAAGTCGCTCAAGGAATCGAGCAAGCGGCTCATTGAGGACGCATTGCAGAAATACGGCCTAGGCGAGCGCGACGGGTTCAAAGTGTTTGCAGACGTGATCCAGACCCCCGGCGATGGCGTAATCGTCTTTCAGGGGATGCAAGATCACACCGCCGAATCCGTGAAGTCAATGGAAGGATTCAGCCGAGCATGGGTCGAAGAAGCGCAGACGCTATCGGAAAGGTCGCTACAGCTACTGAGGCCAACCATTCGGGCGGATGGCTCTGAACTCTGGTTCTCATGGAACCCGCGCCGGAAAACAGACCCGGTAGACGCAATGCTCCGCGGGCCGAGCCCCCCGAGCAATTCCGTCGTCGTGCGGGCCAATTGGGCAGACAACCCGTATTTTCCCGAGGTGCTGGAACAAGAGCGGCAAGATTGCTTGCGCAATGACCCGGATCAGTACGCGCACATATGGGAAGGTGACTATGCCTCCGTATCGACCGGAGCCTATTTCGCCAAGGGCTTGGCCGAAGCCCGTGCAGATCGGAGAATCGGCAGGGTTGCCGCTGATCCGCTCATGACGATACGGCTCTTTTGGGACATTGGCGGCACTGGTGCGAGAGCGGATGCCTGCGCGATTTGGGCGGTCCAGATCATCGGCAAGGAAATTCGCGTGCTCGACTACTATGAGGCCGTGGGCCAGCCGCTCGCCGTGCATCTTGATTGGATGCGCAGCCGTGGATATACGCCGGAGCGGGCGCAGGTATGGCTTCCGCATGACGGGGCGCAGAATGACAAGGTATATGCTGTCAGCTATGAATCGGCTTTGAGACAGGCCGGGTATTTTGTTTCGGTCGTTCCGAATCAGGGCAAAGGCGCTGCGCGTCAGCGCATTGAGGCTGTGCGGCGTTGGTTGCCCGCGTGTTGGTTTAACGAATACACTACGGCGGCAGGGCTTGAGGCATTGGGCTGGTATCACGAAAAACGTGACGAAGCCCGGGGCATCGGCCTAGGGCCGGAGCATGACTGGTCAAGCCACGCTGCGGATGCATTTGGATTGATGGCTATATGCGCAGAGCAGCTATTTGAGGTTGCCAAGCCAAAGACACAACAAA